AGAGGTAAATATGTCAGAAGAGACAAAAGAAACAACTGTAAAGTCCGACGCAGAGAACATTGTCGAACGCGAGTTCGCTTCACTAAGAACACAACTTGAAGCAGCAGAAGCATCTAAGAAAGAAATTGAATCTGAATTTAAAGCAGCTATGAAAGAATTAGAAGCCTTTAAAAAGTCAGAAGAAGAAAGACTTGAAAAAGAAGCAGAAGCTCGAAAAGTTGAAACAGTTGAAGCAATTATATCCCGCGAAGTTTTATTCGGTACTATCGAAGAAACTAAGAAGGATGCTCGTGTAGAGGAACTCTCTGCATGGGATGAATCCAGATTGACTGGATTTAGCGACGCTCTAGCAGCAATGCCAGAGCCAAGCAACGAAGTCGAAAGGTCATTCGGAAAAGGTAAATCAGCTGACGAAGGTGAAGTACCAGAAACCGAAAGACAGTTCGGTATGAAAGTAGTCGATGGAAAAATAAAAATTAACAAAGACTATTATAGAGGTGAATAAATATGGCAACAGAAATATTAGTGAACGACGGAGGAGCACCCTCACGTATACTACCTTTTACAGCTAACGGAGCTATATCAGGTGGAGAAGTAGTAGAGATTGAACTCTCAGGAACTGCTAACGACGTACGTCAAGCAGCTGCTGATTCAGTAGTTACTTGTGGTGTAGCCCTAACTGATGCAGCAGACAACGGACCAGCCAGCGTTATAACTGGCCACGGCGTAATTTTAAACATTTATGCTACTGGCGCAGTCGCTGTTGGTGACTTAGGAATTGTAGATGGAGCTGGAGTCTTAGACTTTACAGGCACAGCAGCTACAGTTGCAGCAGCAGGTACAGATGTCGCAATAGCTTTAGAAACACAAGCTTCAGGGCTTGGGTTGGTAAAGTGCATGTGGTTGAGGTGATTTAAATGGTTGACGCAACTCCCGGTATACTAACAAGCCTTAACACTGGTTCCTACAACAATACAGGTGGAACTGGTGAGCGAGTACTTATTGACTATAAAGATGCAATTTTGGATTACAAGGTCACAGACCTTCCAGTTATGCAATTCTTTGCAGACCCAATGACTACAGATACAGGCGGTAATATTGATATTACTTTCGCAAAACCATCCATGGCGATGGAAAGAATAGATGAAGGAAGCACTCCGCAATACCAACACACTAAACTACGCTCCGAGCGAGTGGCAGTTAAAGAGTGGGGTCTTGCAGTAGGTGTTACCCGCAGAATGATAGAAGATTCAAGGTTCAACGAAGTCGAGATGGCATTGAACGAAGCACGTCGTGCAGTCGATAGACACATGACGCAACACGTTGTAGAAGTCATGTTCGGTATCGGTTCAGCCGAGCTTGGAACAGGTGTTAGCAATAGTAGCATCACCGCTTCCACGGCAGAATCAGCTATTACAAACTTCTCAAACTGTCCTAACGGTGGTTTCTTCGGTACAGGAGCAACTTTCGCTGGACGTTTAGACCAATACGCTAATCAAACATTGGCAGATTTGCAAGCAGCAGACGGTTATAATGACGACGGAGTAAGTGGCGTAGGAGCAATATCTTTATCAGATATTTCCGCAGCTATTACTCGTATGTCAAAGCACGGATACAATGCAACACACTTGTTCTTGTCCCCTGCTCATTATGAGAATCTGTTAAAGATGGCAGATTTCACCGCAGTGTTTAGTGCAGCAATGGCAGCTACCCCAGTTAGTGGTGGTAATGTTATGCCGACTGACGCAGGAAGCGAAAACCCATTCGGGCGAATGCTTTCTACTGGTGGATTAGTAGGTCAACTTTATGGATTAAATGTCGTTGTAAACGCATGGGTACCATCAACTCGAATGGGAATATTCGATTTGAGTATCAAGCCTATGGCTTACGTCGAAAGACGTCCACTAACAGTTGAAGAAGCAAACCCCGGATTCGGAATTATCGGTTCATACATGTCTATGAGATATGGTTTGAAAATCGTTAGACCTGAAGCTGGACAAATTATAATTAGCGCTGCTTAGATTGACTAGGTTTTAATTATAAAAGGTTCGGGGAGAACCTTAATCTCCCCAATCATTTTTATTAGTTCGGAGTAGGAATGCCTAATTATCAATCGATTTTAAACAGAATGCCGCCAAATGCGGTAGGTCGCAAACGTATACAAGCTATAGAAAAAGCTGTAGACCCTACTTCTAACAAGAATTGGTATGTTACTGGGGCAACATTAGGTGGTTCACCTAATTATACCCTTTCTTTAGCCCGTAACGGTGGGCTATCAGATGTTACCGTTAATTTATCAGCGTTGTCAGATGCAGCTAATCCCGGAGGTAGTTCTAATGATGTTCAATATAATAACGCAGGAAGTTTTGGCGGAATAACTCTTGCTAAGGGTAAAATATTAAGTGCCGATGGGTCAGGAGTACCTACTGCCTTAGCCGCAGGAACTAACACTTATGTGCTCACAGCAGACTCTACCGAAACGACTGGTTTAAAATGGGCAGCTGCTGCCACTGGAACTATAGGTGGTTCAATAGCAGAAGACCGAATTGCAGTAGGAGCATCTACTGCCAACACTATAGCAGGTTACAGTACTTTCGAATGGGACGCCGCTACATTGAAAATGACTAATACTGGTGATACTGCTATTACTTTACTTGGTGATGCAAATAGGTCAGGTGAAAATTCACACGCTATGGCAATGAGAGGTAAGTGGGATGGAACAGTTATTGGTACTATGATGATTATGACTGGTCCAGATACTACTAATAAAGATGATGGTCAATTAGCGTTTTACACAGCGAGTGCTGGTACACAAGCTGAACGAATGCGCATAGATGAAACAGGTAACATAGGTATAGGTACAAGTGCACCTGCTGAGACACTATCAGTAGTAGGTGGTAATATATTACTAGGAACTAATGCTAAATACATACAGTTTGTTAATAATGGAGGTACTCAATTTGACGCTCTTGGTTATGATGGTAATAATGATTTAGTACTCAACACACCATCTGATATTATATTTAAAAGAAATGGTACTCAAAATGTGCGTATCAAATCTAATGATGATTTTTTAGTAGATACCGATAATTTATATGTAGATGTAAGTGAAAATAGCGTCGGTATAAACACAAACACACCCGCATTCAATTTAGACGTAGTAGGAACAACCCAACTATCAGGTGCCGCTAAATTAGCAAGCACTTTAGTAGTAGGAACTAACGCCACAGTATCAGGAACTAGTGATTTAGAGGGTGCAACTACTATACGTAGTACACTTTCTATGTATGGAGCCGAAGCATGGCCCAGTTTTAAAGTTACACCTACAAGTGATACTGCTACAATAGATTTTGAAGCTTCAGGAGGAAACGCATCTACTCCTTTAAATTATCCACTATTTACTTTAAGTAACACAGCCCAAGATGTTGACCCCGGTGGAGGAGACCCTATTGTTTATGCTAGCTTACCTACTATTCACTTTCAAAAAATAGGACCCAGAAACGCTGGTAACACAGCCAATACTACAGCCGGTTTTAGATTTTTAGCTTCAGGACTCTCTACCGCTGCTGCTACAGCAACCCAGAAACAATACTTAGTTTATACTTATCAACCTGATGAATCTAGTGGTTCACCTAGTGAAATAGCTAAATTAGATAGTACAGGTATATTTACAGCGACAACATTTGCTGGAGAATTATCTGGAACTATTAACTCAGCCACTACAGCAACTACACAATCATCAGGAGACAATTCTACCAAAGTGGCTACTACAGCTTATGCTGATGCGGCCGCAGGGGGAGGTGGAGGAACGCCCGGTGGTTCTGATACTCAAGTTCAGTTTAACGATGGTGGTTCCTTTGCTGGTGACGCTGATATGACCTTTGATGGTACTAATTTAACACTAGCTAATAATTTATATGCTAACAAAGTTGGAGCTCAAGGTGATACAAATAACCTTATAGATTTAAGTTCAGCAGACACTCAAGATTTTAATATTGATAGTAAATCGTTTATGACATTTACAGAAGTAGGAAGTTCCGGAGATACTATTGTATTTAATGAAGGTTCTAACAATATAGACTTTAGAATAGAATCTGATGATAACGCTAATATGTTTGTTATGGATGCTGGTCAAAATAGAATAGGTATTGGTACAGCTGCACCTGCTACTAAATTAGATGTAGTAGGGACTATCACAGCAGGTGCTAATAGTTATATGTCTATGCAGGATAATGAAGTTACTACTTCTAGTGGACATTTAAAAGTACATTCAGCTAACGACGTTAATTTAGACGCTAATTCAGGTCTTACTAATTTTCAATATCAAGGTACAGAGACTTTTAGAATTGCAGCAGGAGCTAGTTCTCCCGTAACGTTACAACCTAAAGCTTCTGGATTTGATTTAGCACTCGCTGCTCAAGATGGTACATCTGTATTACATTTAGATAGTACAGACAAATTTATAGGTATAGGCACAGTTACACCCGGTAAATTACTTCATATAGATAGTGATACAACAGGAGATGTAGAAGTTCTACGACTTGAAAACTCTAATGCAAGCACTACTTCTTTAGATTCAGTTAGTCAAGGATTTAGAATGCGTAGAGATGGAGACGATTATTCTTTTACTGCGGCTAAGATTACAGCTGTTAAGGAGAATGGATGGACTAGTACGGCTTCTACAATTGATGCTTCTTTGACTTTTTCAACTTTAGCAAATGAATCTTCACTAACTGAAAAAATGCGTATTGATTCTACGGGTAATGTGGGGATAGGCACAACTACACCAGCTCAGAAATTACATGTTGTAGGTGATATAGAAATAAATAACGATTGGGAATTATGCGGTACTTCTTCTAGTAATTTTGAA